TGAATGATGAAAATCAAGTCATATTAACCTACAACATTGATATGTCGAAACCTGTTCGTGGTGCAGCACCGGAATCTACAATTTCAGTTCATAGAAAGAAACAAACAAATACCATTTACACAATTAATGCAATTAACAAGTTAATTGAAGAAAAGAATGGTGGTGTATTAGATAAATCATATAAGATTGATTGGTCTGAATTGCAGAACACTGTATTGGTGACTGCCTATGGTCGTTTGAAAAAAGTAAATACTAAAATTTCTAATATAATTAACTTATAAAAATCACTACTTGACAAATAAGCAGTACCTCGTTATAATACTATGACGAGGAGTTTTAAACTCTCAACACTAAACACTAAAAGGAGTAAAAGTATGGCACTAGATTTTAATGCCCTAAAGGCAAAGCTGAACACATTCACCAAGCAGACTGACCGCAGTGAATCCATTTGGAAGCCCACCGAAGGTAAGACGACCATCCGTATCGTCCCGTGGGCGCAGAATCGTGAGAATCCCTTTATTGAGCTCTATTTCCATTATCTTGGTAATAAGACCTACATCTCACCTCTTTCGTTTGGGCGCCGTGACCCTATCGCGGAATTCGCAGACAAGCTAGTTGAAGATGCACGCCGTGAGGGTCGTGACGCCGAGAAGGCTGCGTATTCGCAGTCACGTGCTTTCCGTCCGAAGCTCCGCACGTATGTTCCTATCATCGTTCGTGGTGAAGAGAGCAAGGGTGTTCGTTTCTTCTCATTCGGTAAGACAGTCTATCAGGACCTTCTTTCGTACATCGCTGACCCTGACTATGGTGATATCACCGACCCGAAGGCTGGTCGTGACATTGTAGTAGAGTATATTCCGCAGGAAAAGTCGGACACGAACTTTGCTAAGACCTCAGTTAAGGTGAAGCCGAATCAGACTCCTGTTGTTGCTGATGTGGACCTTGCAAAGAAGCTTCTTTCTGAGCAGCCCGATATTTTCTCACTGTACAAGGAACCTTCGTACGAGGAACTTCGTGTGGTTCTGGAAAAGTATCTCGATCCTGATAGCACCACACCAACCCCCGCGCCTGCAAAGGGTAGTCCTGAGGTTAAGAGTGTGACGGCGGAAATTCTCGACGTTAAGACAGAGATTTCTGAGTCGGCACAGGTCAAGAACGCGCTTGATGAATTTGATAAGCTATTCGACAATTAATCGGTAATCATTATGAGTACCGAAAAGAAAACTAAGAAACCAATGCCGTCAGCAAATCGTGACGAATTGGCACAAGTCATCGCAGACTCACTCAACAAGTTAAATAAGGATTCCGATCAGGTTGCTTATTTCCTTGATGGGCAAGAAGAAACACCAACCGACTTTACCGATTTTATTTCTACTGGTGCAACTATGTTGGACATTGCGGTGAGCAATCGTCCGTATGGAGGTATCGCAGTCGGTCGTATTACGGAACTTACTGGTCTTGAAGGCTCTGGTAAGTCACTGGTTGGTGCACAGCTTATCGCTAACACGCAGAAACGTGGTGGTGTGGCAGTACTTATTGATACCGAAACCGCAGTCAATCCTGACTTCTTCAAGGCGGTGGGTATCAATATGAATAAACTAGTATATGTTCATCTTTCTACCGTAGAAGATATCTTCGATGCGATTACAAACATTATTGAAAAAGTTCGAACTGGTAAGGAAAAGGATAAGCTTGTCACGATTATCGTTGACTCCGTTGCCGCTGCGTCTACCAAGAAAGAAATGGAAGCCGATTTTGGAAAAGACGGATATGCAACAGATAAAGCAATCATTATCTCCAAAGCGATGCGTAAGATTACAGGACTTCTTGGACGAGAGCGAATCGCACTAGTCTTTACCAATCAACTTCGTCAGAAGATGAACGCTCCTGCGTTCAGTGACCCGTGGACTACTTCGGGTGGTAAGGCTATCGCATTCCACGCATCTACTCGCATTCGTTTGTCATTGATTGGTAAAATCAACGATTCAAGTAAAAATGTGGTTGGTGTTAAGGTAAAGGCGGTAGTGGTAAAGAATCGTCTTGGACCACCGCATCGTGTCGCGGAATTTGATATCTACTTCGACCGTGGTATTGATGACTATGGTAGCTGGTTGGATGTCTTGAAGGACAATGGTTTGGTCAAGCAATCGGGTGCATGGTATACTCTGGTTGATGACACTACTGGTGAAGAATTGAAATTCCAGTCTAAGGATTTCCCAAAGATTTTGGATGAGGATATGGATAGAAAGGAATCTATCTACCAGAAGATTTGTGACGCACTGATTATGAAATACAAGACGGAATACGATCCAGATGCGATGTCGTTAGATACTGGTGAAGAAGATAAGAAAGAACTCTTACTGGATTAATATATGTTAGAAGAATTCATATCTATTGCACTTGAAGCATTTACTAACGCATCGGGTGATGTAGATAAGTTTGAATTACAACTTCGACGGAAACTAATGTCATACAATAATGTAATGACGCCACAGGTTGCAATTTCGCAACCTGTGGTACCAGTTCCGTTTGAAGCAAACTTATCGGTTACTGCAAATGACCCCATTCTTCAAGAACTTGAAGGATTGGATATTAACGCAATGGATGATAATGAAATTATTGCACTTGCACAAAAATTGGGGTTTATGAACTCGACGGCAGAGAGTAATGATGAGTGATCTACAAAAGGTTTTTGCATCAATGAATTTCGAAAATAACAATCAGGAGGGAATGACCTACAACAGTCGTGTCCTCCTGATTGACGCTTTGAACACCTTCCTTAGAAGTTATGCAGCAATTCCAACATTGGATGACAATGGAAATCATATTGGTGGAATGTCTGGATTTCTAAAAAGTATTGGTTCGGTTATACGTGATTTTAAACCCACTCGTGTTGTTATTGTGTTTGATGGTAAGGGTGGTAGTCAACGACGAAGAAAAATTTATCCTGACTACAAGGCAAATCGTAAACCACCAACTCGGTTGAATCGTCAATATGATATGACAACCGAACAGCAAGAAACGGAAAATATGAAATATCAACTGGTAACGTTGGTAGAAATGTTGGAGTGTTTACCAGTAACGGTATTTACTATGGATAACATCGAAGCGGATGATGTGATTGCATATGCATCGGAAATGGTTACCGCACAAGGTGGACAATCTATTATCTACTCAACAGATAAAGATTTCTTGCAGATGGTTACAGAAACTACCAGAGTATATAATCCTGTTAAGAAAAAGACGTTTGATGTAAATACCGTAATAGAAGCGTACGGCGTTCATCCCGATAATTTCGTACATTTTCGGGCATTACTTGGTGACAAGAGTGATAATATTGATGGTATCCGTGGGGCGGGAGAAAAAACAGTTCTTAAACTATTACCAGAATTGTTAGATAATTCCGACATGGTAGACTACAATTTTATAGAACAAAAATATACTGATGTAAAAAAGAAACCAAAATTAATTGAAAATATTTTAGACAATAAAGATGTTATAGAACGTAATATGCAATTAATGCAATTACGTGATGTGAATATTTCTACTGATGCAAAGATGAAAATTATTCATAAGTTGGATACAACTAAGACAGATTTACGCAAGATGGACTTGACAAAGTTGCTCATACGCAGTAAAGTTATATCTAACTTCCCGAATTACGATATGTGGTTAACATCCACATTTGTTCCACTAACGAGGTTCTCTAATGGTTCCAATAGTAGCAGCACCACAAAACTATGATAGTAATGTAGACAATCTTTCAAAGTATGGAATTGAATTCCAAACAAAAGTATTAGCATCTATTATTTCAGCTCCTGAATTTTTAGAGCAATCGTTTGATGTTATTAACCCATACTTCTTTGACAGTGATTCTGGTAAATGGATTGCGAAGAAAACATTAACATATTACAACGAATACCGCACTTTACCAACATTAGAATATTTTAAGATCGAACTATCGCACGAGAATGATGATTCTCTTCGTGCGGGAACTATCGAACTGCTCAGAAAGGTTGTCACCAAGGTTACAGATAGCGATGCACAATATGTTCGTGATAAGTTTCTTGATTTCGCTCGTAACCAATCACTTAAATCAGCAATTATTAAATCGGTAGATTTATTGCAAAGTGGTGACTATAATGCAATTAAAACCGTAGTTGATAATGCCCTTCGTAGTGGTCAACCAAAGGAAATCGGTCTAAACTGGTCAGAAGATATTGAGGGTCGTTTGGCTCGCATTTCTCGTGACACGGTGGCAACTGGTTGGGACGTAATTGATGCAATTACTGGTGGTGGATTGGGTGGTGGTGAACTTGGTGTTATCGCAGCTCCATCGGGTATTGGTAAGAGTTGGGCATTGTCTACCATCGGTGCAAACGCATTGAAGAAAGGAAAGCGTGTTGTTCATTACACACTTGAACTAAATGAAAATTATGTCGGTATCCGTTATGATACTATCTTCACTGGTATTGAACCTGGTAAGATTCCCGATAACGTTGATACCGTCAAAGATGTGGTGTCGCAGATTAATGGACAATTAATTATTAAGTATTATCCTGCTCGGAGCGCAACGTGTAATACACTAATGGCACACGTTCAACAGCTAACCGCATTGGGATATAGACCAGATATCATGTTGGTTGACTACGCAGACCTATTGAGGTCGGCAGAACGAGTAGACGCACGGTATCAAGAACTTGGTGCAATTTACGAAGAACTTCGTGGTATCGCTGGCGAATTGAATATTCCGTGTTGGACCGCTTC